CGTAGCAGGTTGAACCAAAACACAACCTTTTAAAAAAAGGTTGAACCAAAACACAACCTTTTAAAAAAAGGTTGAACCAAAACACAACCTTTTAAAAAAAGGTTGAACCAAAACACAACCTTTTAAAAAAAGGTTTGACCAAAAACACACACAATAATTAATATGCAAATGAAGTAGTATAATATGTGTAAATATAGACTTGTTTTTTGATATGTTTTGGTCCAACCTTTTCTTAAAAGGTTGTTGTTTAAAAAATTGATTTAATAACATCTCTCTTTATATTATTTAACAACAAGATGTCAGTATCCAACAAGAAATCCAGCACAAAACCGAATAATACCAGGAAAATTAAGAACGAGAAAGCTCATAAGAAATTAATCTGGACGGCTTTTGAAGAGGAAATAACAGAAGATAACCCAATTGTGCCTAAACCACTAATCGAATGTATCTTCCGGGCCTCGGGCGAGCGAGAGAAATGCGACTGTTGCGAGAGTGCGTTATTTGTCACGGACGAAGGGTTCCTCGCCTGTACCAATCTAACCTGTGGGGTTATTTATACTGATATTATTGACCAAGGAGCCGAATGGCGTTTCTACGGTGCGGACGATAACCAGGGTGGCGACCCGACCCGGTGTGGCATGCCGACAAATCCCTTACTAAAAGAATCCTCCATCGGGTGCAAAGTCATCTGCCCGTCAAAATGCAGTTACGAAATGCGCAAAATCCGCCGGTACAATGAGTGGCATTCCATGCCGTATAAAGAGAAATCGCAACACGACGAATCGCAACATATTATGCTACTCGCGAACCAAGCCGGAATTTCCAAATGTATTATTGATGATGCGATGCGGTATCATCAAAAATTATCCGAAGCTAAATCCTTTCGGGGCTTAAATCGGGAAGGGATTATTGCCGCCACCATTTATATTTCGGCGCGCCTTAACAATTGCCCGCGCACGGCGAAAGAAATTGCCACCATTTTCCACCTCGATAATACGAGCGCCACGAAAGGTTGTAAGAACGCCATGTCGATTATTAATGAAATCGAACAAGAAATGGCTAGTGATGACAAGACCACTTTATGCAATACGACACCAATTTCCTTTATTGAACGGTATTGTAGTAAATTAAATATTAATAATGAATTGACGAAGCTTTGTAAATTTGTGGCTATGCGGATTGAGAAAAATAATCTCATTCCGGAAAACACCCCGCATTCTATCGCGGCGGGGATTGTCTATTTTGTCTCCCAAGAATTTAATCTAAACGTATCGAAAAAAAGTGTGAATAATGTGAGCGAAATTAGCGAAGTCACGATTAATAAATGCCATAAAAAATTGGAGATGCTAAAAGAACAGTTGATTCCGCAAGTGATGCGGGAGAAGTATAAAACAACCTTTTAGGAAAAGGTTGAGCCAAAACAATACTTTTGGGAAACAACCTTTTCAAAAAGGTTGGACCAAAACACACTTTTTATGCGGAACGAAATAGGAAGAAAGTGTAGCCAAAACACACACTTGTTATACTTATTTTTTATATGAGCCTACGCAACAGGTATATTTATTTTACATCTACTACGTTAATACTTTTTATGCGACATTAAAAAGTTCAAGTGGACCAGGTAATAAGAAAAAATAAATTTATTAATACGAGTGTTATGTCTAAAAAATAATTTATGGTGTATTTGCAATATTTCCCAAGATAAATGTATCGATATGATTACATTTTACATCTGTGCCTGAACCTACATATCCATACACTGTAACTGAATATTGACCCGGAACTACAGATGTATTTGTGCGCTGATTTAAAGAAATCGATGTATATGAGGGTATTGCTCCTGTTAAGGAAGTTGGAATACTTGATAATGTTACATTTGAAGTAGTACCGGCAAGAACCATATAGAGTGAAATTAAATGTGGAGTAGTAGTAGTACTATGTGAGAAAGTGGCTGTTGTTGTAGCCCATAAATAACTAGTTTGAGATATAGTAATGGTATTTGTACTTAATTGAGAACCTGTTGGACCTGTGATTAAGGTAATGTTTAAAGTTCCTGAGCCAGTATAACCACTAGGTATGAGAGAGGTACCCGTTGGGCCTGTTAAGCCTTGTATGCCTTGTAAGCCTTGTATGCCTTGTATACCTTGTATGCCTTGTATACCTTGTATGCCTTGTATACCTTGTAAGCCTTGTTGTCCGGTCGGACCTGTTAAGCCTTGTATGCCTTGTATACCTTGTTGTCCGGTCGGACCTGTAGGACCTGTCGCACCTGTATTACCTCTTGCACCTGTATCACCTCTGGCACCTGTCGGACCATACACTAAATTACTACATGCATCGCAAGTACTACATGCATCGCTCGTTGTAGTCCATACAGGCATTCTTATTCTACTTTTATATAATTAATTTCTATATAAATACTTATATAGATAGATAAATAATACATTATATAATAATGCTAACATGTTATTTACAAGGGGGGTTAGGTAACCAATTATTTCAAATCTTTACCACACTCAACTACGCATTGCAACATAAAAAACCCTTTGCTTTTACGAACCAAACCCAGTTAGATACTAAAAGAGCCACCTATTGGCAGACATTCTTAGCCCCTTTAGCTAAATTTACCAAACCGATTGATTATCGACAAATAAATGTAGTAAACGCATATAATAAAATAAAAGAAGTCGAATTCAGTTATAATCCATTACCGCCTAGTATCAAAGAGAATATCTTATTAGTCGGCTATTTCCAAAGCTATAAATACTTTACCGAACACGCTAAAGGTATTTTGAAATTAATCAGATTAGAAGAACAAAGAGAGAAAGCACGTAAAATTTTTAATCTACGATTTAATTTTAAATTAACGGAGACTGTTAGCCTGCATTTTCGGAGAGGAGATTATAAAATATATAAAGATAGTTATGTATTATTAGATGCTAATTATTATAATAATGCGTTAAATTATATCTTAGCACACGATAAAGCTACAGCTACAGTTACACATGCGTTAGTTTTCTGTGAAAAAAATGATTTACCGGAAGTTCTCTCTATCATCCATACTTTAAAACAAAACTTTCCTACACTTATCTTTGTTATCATTGATTTTATCATGAGTGATTGGTTACAATTATTAGGAATGAGTATATGCAAACATAATATTATCGCAAATAGTACGTTCAGTTGGTGGGGGGCGTATTTTAATACATCGCTCGACAAGCTGGTGTGTTATCCCGATAGATGGTTTGGACCAGCGTTAAAACATAATAATACGAAAGATTTATTTCCGCCGGATTGGAAGGAGATTCAGGTGTAGCAGACTTAACCCGTACTTTTGGGAAAAGTACAGCAAAACCCACCGCAATCTTTCCACAAAAGTACAGCAAAACCCACCGCAATCTTTCCCCAAAAGTACGGTTTTGGCTCAACCTTTTCCCAAAAGTTGGGAAATGGTTGTTTTTTGTTCTTTTGGCTCAACCTTTTCCCAAAAGGTTGGGAAATGGTTGTTTTTTGTTCTTTTGGCTCAACCTTTTCTCAAAAGGTTGTGAAAAGGTTGTGCGTAATTTTGGTCCAACCTTTTTGAAAAAGGTTGTGTATATGTCAATGCTCCATAAAACGCATAATCGTATTTTAGAGAAAGTACGTAGGCTCCAGAACAAGATTTTTTATGTGTGCAGTTATGGGGGGTGTGGTTCAAAAATGCTCTGTGAATATTTACAGCATTTCGGCACCGTAAAACACGTGCATTCCCGTTATCCACCCGATAAATTAACACATATTACAAAATATCCACGGTATGATGAATGGTTTAGCACCAATCCTATTTCTCCCAAAGATTTAGCCAATTATTATGTCATTTATATTTATCGTGACCCTATAAAGGCAATTCAATCCCGTTTCAATATACCACAGCATTTAGCTCACATTCAAACGAACCCAGCCATTACACTAAACCAAGTTATAACGACGAAAAAAGATTTGTATGGTATTGAAAACTTCTTTGATAACTATACCTCACCGCGCAGTCAGCGGAACTATAAAATATATTGTGTCAAATACGAAGATTTATTTACGAATATCGACCAATTAAACCGCAGTCTAAATATTCAGTGTAATAATAAGAGCTTTTACCCCGTAGAGATGGTTCGTGCCAAACCTAAATTAGAGCAGACGGCAGTTTTAGAAGAAATTTATGCCAATTTAAAAGAGAAAATGAGGCGAATGCCATTTATAACTATTGTCTAAACGTTAGCCTCTACTACGTTAGCCCCTACTACGTTAGCATCGTAAATTTCAACCATCATAAGCAAGTACGGTTTTGCAGTACTTTTCCTAAAAGTACGGTTTTGGTTCAACCTGCTACGCTTGAACCTTTTAAAAAAGGTTGTGTTTTGGCTCAACCTTTTTTAAAAGGTTGTTTTAAAAGGTTGTGTTTTGGCTCAACCTTTTTTAAAAGGTTGTTTGAAAAGGTTGGTTGTCAATAAGTTCAATTTATTCTTGATACTGTCTACGTTAATCTTCGCCGTATATTTCTTAGGGTTAAGTAAAATATTCCTTAATAAAGTCATATCTTGTTCAATATTCCCCGACAACATGATAACATTCGCCGGAAACATGTGTAGAATTTTTTTACAACCCCAGTAGATAGGCGTGGTCCCACACAATAAGGCATTATTAATTTTTTCCGTAAAATAAGCGTTGGTCTGATAATTTTCAATGCTAATATGAAAAAGGTAATTCTCATAGGGTTCAAAGTCCTTGAATATGCCTTTGATGCGGGTATCAGCGGTTTTTTTAAGATTACACATTTTGCTGGTGGTAACCGTGCCATTCCAATTACCATTCCTATTACTATTACTATTACTATTTCCAGCCGCCGCAGTAGCCGCCGCCAAAACGGAACCATTTCCATAAATATCAATCGGAAAACCGGCCTGTAAAATCTGTTGCACCAAGGCGTGTCGATATTTATGGCCTGGGGAAAATAATTTATTACTAACCACGATGGACATGAGTTTTTTTTTCACTGGAATATGAGGCAAAGGCGCATTATGCCATATATACGCATAATGCTCTATAAATAGGTCGGGCAGAGTTTTCTTGGTATCTAGCCAAAATATTCTATCCCCCATAAAATATTTACCAATATGCTTCTGCGCATAGTTAAGGAATTCCACGGTTAGACCTAAATAAGCCGGGGGTTCGAAGGCTAAACCCAGTACGTTCTCCTTCGGTATTTTGAGTGGGGGCATGGCCGTATTCAAGATAATGGCGTGAGTATAATCTTCGCCGGTGGTAATATACAACTCTTTCCCAGGACCGTAATTTGCTAACTTGTGTGTTTCACATAGCCGTTCATATTTACTTTTACATACACTAGAATCACAGAAACTCGAGAAAAATTTGATAATCATATGTATATAATATATATATGTAAAATACGTATATATACGTATAAGTATAAATAAAAGTATAAAATAAGTATATATACGTATAAGTATATATATATATATATATAATATAAGTTATAAAATGCCTTATAACTTAACTTGCGTGTCTGGCTTTTGGCCGGTTACTAACAAACACGGCAATAAATTTCTCGACTGGTTCAAAACCTCTTTACAAATTAACTGTCCATACGTGTTTTTTAGCACCAAAACAGGTGTCAATTTAATAAAGAGCTTCCGCCAAGATTTACCGACGTATTATATCGAATTAGATATTCCAGACTTTTACACATATCAATATAAAGACCAAATGCTAACCCACCCGGTCCACTGTCCGTCAGTGGAATTGAATCTCATCTGGAATGAAAAAATTCTACTGCTGGGGCAAGCCGGGCAACTAAATCCGTTTAAAAGTGATTTTTTCTGCTGGGTTGATGCGGGCATTTGTATTTATCGTACAATAAAACCACCACCGCAAGCGTTTCCCAACCCGGTAAAATTAGGTCACTTACCCAAAGATAAATTTATCTATTCGGCTTCAACCCCGTTTAATCCTACGGCGGTGTCATATAATAATTATTATCATCATTTAGCCGGCACCGCCTATATTCTGCATAAAGATATAATTCAATCCTTTACCGCCATGTATAAATTATATATGGCTAAGATATTTAACGATGAGAAAATTAATAAAATTAATATCTGGACGGACCAACTTATTTTAACCCACATATTTAAGACTTTTCCTCATAAATTTTATAAACTCTGTGATGGTTATGGTACGATAATACAGGAGTTATATTGAGATAATGATATATTGATATATTGATATATTATTTAGTAAAAATATTCTTCATAGAAAATTTACTCGGGTCACCTGACAATAAGCCTTTGTTTAAATCAGTCATTAAAGGAGCGTAATTGACATTTAGTTTACGAATATCACTATATCCCGCTTTTTGGATAACTGTTGGTGGGGTGATTAAAAACCAATTATCTCTCTTCTGCAAAGCTAGCAAGTACTTATCTATCGCATATGCAAATTCATTTTTTTCATCTCGCATGAGTTTATGTAAGCCTTCTTTAATATTTGCAATAATGGTATCAAAATATAATCCATTCACTAAATAAGCAGTCGTTGTTTGACATTGACGGACTTTAATGCAAGAGTCATCTATGCGGGTATAAGGTGGTACATTATTTCCCGCGAGTAAGACGACGTCCCAACTCTTATATCTAGAGAGAAATTTATTAAATTGTTGTTGGAAGAGCGGAGGGTTTGAGAATAATGTATCATCTTCGAAAATTAAGAGGTGGGATAGTTTTTGTGCACGAGCATTTTCTAAACATTTCAAGTGGCTCATCGTACAACCGATGGCACCATTGGACGTTTTAATGGCTTTAAATCGGACAAAATCCTTAAAACCGATTGTATTTAATTGCTCTTCAATATGAATTTTACGGTCGGGTCGTGTGTCTAAGTTAATGTAGACAATGTTTTTAATATCGGACATACTGTTAATGGCTTGCATATTGTTAATGGCCTGCATATTGTTAATGGCCTGCATACTGTTAATGGCCTGCATACTGTTAATAGCCATATATAATAATATATACAGAATGTGTTTAAACTAATAAAATCTTTTATTATTATTATTATTATTATTATTATTATTATTATTATTTTATTTTATTTTATTATTTTATTATTTTATTTTATTTTATTATTTTATTATTTTATTGGCACAAGCGTAGCAGGTTGTTTTTTTGGCTCAACCTTTTTCTAAAAGGTTGTTTTAAAAAAGTACGGTTAAAAGCACCCGTCCATATCAAACACACTTGCATCCTTCGTCTTTGTAGCCAAGGCATATTCGCCGACCCGCTTTTCAAAGAAATTAGTTTTTCCTTCCATCGAAATCAACTCCATGAAATCGAATGGATTGAGCACATTATAAATGGGAGCATATCCTAGTTGCAAGACGAGCCGGTCAGCAATAAATTCAATGTATTGAGACATGAGTTTCGCATTCATCGAAATTAATCGACACGGCAACGCCTCACAAATAAATTCTTGTTCAATCATAACAGCTTCTTTTACAATATTATAGATAATATCTTCCGACAAAGGATAAAGCAACTGCCTATAAAGGAGAATCGCAAACTCTGTGTGCAGGGCTTCATCGCGGGAGATGAGTTCATTGCTAAAGGTCAACCCCGGCATTTTTCCACGTTTTTTTAACCAAAAAATCGAACAAAAAGCCCCGGAGAAAAAAATGCCTTCGACACAAGCAAAAGCTACTAAACGCACGGCAAAAGAGGTCTGCTTATCTTGAATCCATTTAATAGCCCAATCGGCTTTTTTCTTTATACAAGGAAAGTGTTGCAAGGCGGTAAATAATTGCATTTTCTCTCCACCGTCCCGGATATACGTGTCGATTAGCAATGAATACATTTCGGAATGTATATTTTCCATCGCAATTTGAAATCCATAAAACGCCCGGGCTTCGCTTAACTGCACTTCAGACATGAAGCGCATCCCTAGATTCTCCGAGACAATACCATCCGATGCGGCGAAAAAAGCTAAAACCATTTTTATAAAATGTTGCTCGTCACTATTTAGCGTAGACCAACTAGCGAGGTCTTTCGACAAATCGACTTCTTCTGCTCGCCAAAAACACTCAACTTGTTTTTTATACATATCCCATATGGGTTTATTCGTTATAGGAAACATGACATAGCGCTGGTCATTACTCGTTAATAAGGGTTCTCGGTGGGCATAATCTTCGGTGACGACGGGTGTTGTTTCTTCCATATACTATAATATAATATAAAATAGTAATTAAATACTTTTCACCAACAACCTTTTTCTAAAAGGTTGTATATAATGGAGCTCGCTAAAAGAGATATTGGTATCCAGCATTTACAACATCTAATCAAAAAGAGAGAAGATATGTTACTTGAAACTAAAAAACACTTACAGCATCAAAGTAAAGAAAATAAATATTTAAAAGCGATTGTGGAGGATTATGATAAATATACCGATGCTATATATTTAGAAAAACAAAACCAATATAAGGCACTGCAACTTTTACACGAATATCTCATTCAACTTACATTGGACCCCACTTCAACGGAAGAAATATTAAGGCAAGTTAAATTCGACCGTTCATTAATATTAGCTGAAATGAAAAAGGTCAACTATTAAAAAAGGTCAACTATTCAGAAAAATATATTATATATATATATAAATAAATGAAAGGTAAAAGACATACCCGAGGTTCTAGGCATACCCGAAAAAATAAACTCTGTGGGGGGTTTCGTTATGGGAATAAGCTAAAGCATATGTCTATTCCTGGAGAGGTCTTAATCAGTTCTCCAACCACTAGCACTAAAACTAAAACCCGTACCCGTACCCGCACCAAAACCCGCACCCGTACCCGTACTAATAAATATTCCAAATGGTTTTAGTTAATATTCGTATTCTTAATCGAAAACGGCTTTTTATTGACACATATAATATAGCATGGCTCAAGAAAGTAGCACATAAAAAACGTACAAATAAATTTAACGCAATAGAAAAATTTAGGCATCTGTAATTGTAAAAATACTTTTAATTGTAAAATTACTTTGTATAATTAAAAGTATTTTTATTATATTATATATATAGAATGAAATTTGAGATGCAATCGTTGTTAAAAGACAAGAATGTATTATACGTTACCTTATTTATTGCAATTTCTAATATGTTTGCGTATTTAATGTTTAGACAATTTGAAGCTATTGTCTTCTTTGTGATAGTATCTGTCATTACAAGCCATTTTACCAAAAATATGATTGTTATTCTGTTGACGGCCATTGTTTCTACCAATTTAGCGATAAGTATTAAGATGATTGGAGGCAAAGTGCGCGAAGGCTTGGAAGGTCGGAAAGAAAAAACGGCTGTAGGAGAGAATAAAAAAGATGGAACAGAGAAAAAAGACGGAACACAGAAAAAAGCCGGAGCACAGAAAGATGTAAGGGACGTTTTAAAAAAGTCCAAAAGTAGTGAACCCAAAGGTGTGCCTTGCAAGGGAAAAGAATGTAAAAAACAAGGTTTTACCCAACAATTAAACCCTGCGCGGATAAACGCGGCCGACGGAGATGACGACGACGAGGATTATGAAAGTCAACAACCCACGGTAAATTATGCGTCTACTTTAGAATCGGCATATGATAACCTGGATAAACTATTAAGTTCAGACGCGATTAATAACATGTCGGAAGATACTCATCGTTTAGCTGAAAAACAACAAATGTTGATGGGTAATATAAATAAACTCCAACCCATGATGGAAAAAGCAGGTTCGTTACTCGAAGGTTTAAATATGGAGAAGATGACTTCTATGATGGACGGATTAGGTGATAAGTTAACGACTTTAACTGGTGCGTCAGCCGGACAAGCAAAACCTAAGCAAAAACAACAATAAGCAATAACACAATAATATATATTTATATTTATATTTATATTTATATATATTATAAATGAGTAAACGTTGTTTACCTGGAGTAATATGCATTGAAAATATGACGTTAGTATTTGTGATTGTTATCTTAGGTATTATACTATTATTTATCCATTATAAAAAATCTCCGCGAGAGAAAGTAATAATTAATGAGAACGAACCAAGTCTAGGTAGATACTTGTCTCCTCCCTCAATATTTCCAGATGAACTGCCGGCCAATCCTTATGCGTCAGCCAATCCTTATGCGTCAGCCAATCCTTATGCGTCAGCCAATCCTTATGCGTCAGCCAATCCTTATGCGTCAGCCAATCCTTATGCGCCCACCCGACGTGGATTGGTTATGCCGATTAATGTACCGACACAGCCGTTTGATCCCAATTATCGGCAGGTCGGCATTCTAACGCGAATAAAAGGCAAAGAAACAATACTGCCTTTATTAGGCCGGCCTGTGTTTACCAATCGCGACAAGTGGAATTTTTATACGATGAATGATAAGAATAATATGATTACTTTACCTATTACGTATAAAGGACGCAGTTGTACGAGTGAATATGGTTGTGATAATCTATCTAGTGGTGATGTGGTGTTTGTAGAAGGTTATAATGATGCCTTTAGAGTCACGTCCTATGACAACCAAATGTTACGCTATATTCCATTTATGTAAGCTATGATGATTAAAAATTAATAAATTCTTCTGCAGTAAATAATTGGGCTAAACGTTTATTTTTACGCGTAGATTTACTTGTACCTTTGCCGGACCGTCGTCTTGTACCGGACAATTGTCTTGTGCCGGACAATTGTCTTGTGCCTGACAATTGTCTTGTATATGTCTTTGTTTTTTTTCCGCCTCTATTACTTGTGTATAGTGATTGGCGAGGTTCTCCACTAAAGGGTGATGGAGGGGGAGGGGGAGGTAGAGGCAGAGGCAGAGGGTTATTTATATTAGGGTCAAAATCTGGGAGACTATAATCGGGTAATTGTCTTGCTTCTGCTTCGTTTATGTATGCTTCTGCTTCGCTTACGTATGCTTCTGCTTCGCTTGCCTCTGCTTCGCTTGCGTCTGCCTCTTCATTTAACTCGTCAGTTATATTCATAACATTAGCTTCAACACTGGTGCCAATGTCTCCACTTTGAGTCATTACATGTTCACTGCTACCAGGCACTGGATATTTTATTCGCACAAGAAATTCTTGTCTTGCATTTGGCCCTGCATTTGGCCCTGCATTTGGCCCTGCATTTGGCCCTGCATTTGGCCCTGCATTTGGCCCTGCACTTGGCCCTGCATTTGGCCTTGCACTAGGCCTTGCATCGGACCCTGTTCTCGCCAAGACACTTGGATTAGAAGCTAGCGACGGATATTCACTCCCACGACCGACCGGAGTGTTACTTGTAAACGTCTTACTTAACAAGTCGACGTTGTCGCGTAATTTAGTAACTTCTTGTAATTGGATTGGTGTCATTTGTTGATTTTGTTCTAGTTCAGAAATAGTATTTTGTAAATTTTGTATAATGGCTTGTTGTGCATTTATATATTGCATAGCTTCTTCGCCTTGTGCGTCCCGTTGTGTTTCGGCGTGTTCTAACATGCGTCTTGTTGTAGCCAGGTCAGACTGCAAAACGTCTACATTACTTTGCAAGGCATTTACTCGTTCAATTTGGAGTGGCGTTATTTGTGGATTTTGTTCTAGTGCATTAATAGTGTCTTGTAATCTCTGAACAACATTTTGTATGCCTTTATTCTCCAGAATTAATTGTCGTTGATTTATATTTTCTTCTTGGACTAATTCCAATTCTTCACGAAGTTGAATCATATCAGTACGAGCTGTATTTAATTCTTCTAGCTGTTCGCCCGATAAATTATTTTGCACGTCGGATTGCAATAAATTAGTTATATTTTCTTGTAAATCGAGTATATTTTGAGCCTGTCTAGCCACTTGTGCGGTTAATTTTTCTTTTTCTGCTTCATGTATCTGGATACTTTCATTGAGTAAATTTTCTCTATCAGCAAGTTCTCTACTTAAGAATTCTTCGTTTCTTTGTAAATTTGTTTTCTGTTGGTCTAATTCAGCCAGGTTAGCTTCGAGTGCGTTTATTTTAGTAGCCTGTTCTGTAGCGGTATTATATACACTTGTAGTAGCCTCTTTAGTTAAGTTTAATTCATCTGTTAATTTTTCTTTTTCAACATTTATTTTTTCAATATCAGCATTTAGACTGCTAATCTTATCAACTAGCGTATTTAAGAATTGTCTTTCTTCCACATCATTTGCTCCCCTAGGCTGGGCTGCTGCGACTGGTTCTTGTACTGCTAAAGGTTGTCTTTGTTCTGCTAAAGGTTGTTCTAAAGGCTGTCCTAATTCTTGTTCTCCTACTGCTAAAGGCACTGCTAAAGGCTGTCCTAATTCTTGTTCTCCTACTGCTAAAGGCTGTCCTAATTCTTGTTCTCCTACTGCTGCTAAAGGCACTGCTAAAGGCTGTCCTAATTCTTGTTCTCCTACTGCTAAAGGCTCACCTACTTCTTGTTCTCCTACTGCTAAAGGCACTGCTAAAGGCTGTCCTAATTCTTGTTCTCCTACTGCTAAAGGCTGTCCTACTTCTTGTTCTCCTACTGCTAAAGGCTGTCCTACTTCTTGTTCTCCTACTGCTAAAGGCACTGCTAAAGGCTCTGCTTGTTCTTCTAAAGGCTGTCCTTGTTCTGCTAAAGGCACTGCTAAAGGCTCTCCTTGTTCTTCTAAAGGCACTGCTAAAGGCTGTCCTTGTTCTTCTAAAGGCACTGCTAAAGGTTGTCCTTCTAAAGGCTGTCCTTCTAAAGGTTGTCCTTCTAAAGGTTGTACTAAAGGTTGTCCTTGTTCTTCTACTTGTGCTAAAGGTTCTCTTTGTTCTGCTAAAGGCACTGCTAAAGGTTCTCCTAAAGGTTGTTCTCCAAAAGGTTGTTCTACTACTACAGCTTCTGCTCCAGGTCTAGCAGGATTATCCAGCAAGGGGTCGTTTGCTTCTGGTCCAACACCACTTAATTCTTGTAATATATCTTCTGTACTTTGTTCTTTCGCTGGGTTATCAAAAGTTATATCTCTACTATTCAATAAAAAGGATAAATATGATTCGAGTCTGTCCAATAATCCAGAATAATCAAATTTTGTTGAATTATTAAAAAAATCTAATATGGCCATACCTAAAACATATGGTTTACTATTAAAGTCTTTAGCATGGGAAATAATACGGTTTAATTTAATTTTATTATAATCCTGACAAATTTTTTTGAGGTTGTAATTAGGATTGTTTAAAATAAGAAATAACTCACTAGTTTTTTTCATGTCTTCCAAGTTTTTACGTTTAAATTCAGAGAAGTTTATTAATCTATCATACTCTTCCAGATTTTTTAATACGTTTTTAAAATCTTCATGTACAATGTCAAATTTGTTTTCATTTACAAAACTGTCATTGTCTGAAAACAATTCGTCTTTAAGTGTGCTTATAAATAATTCATCCTCGCGAGTGACTTGTTTTGACACTTTTATTTTATTAATTCTCTTGAGTAAGCCTTTAACATCTTCGACATGTGCACCTGTTTTTACATTAAAAGTTGTGTTTAACATCCTCAGTAGTGCAATTAATATTTCTAAATCTTTATACAATTTATTAAATAATTCGGTTTTCTGTTGTTCTAATTGAACTAGTACATCACCATCTACTTTTGCTTCGTCCGGTCTACTCGTTGTAAGACCACCACCCCGCAAGGTTTTATTTCGTAAATTCAAAGGTCGTCTCCGTCTATTACTTTTGGCCCTATTACTTAATTTAGTTTTTTTGCATCGTTTTTGCGATTGATTTTTAACTTTTAGTAATTGTCTAATTTTATTTTTAGATAATTTCATAGTTGTATATAAATTAAGATATATATTTTTTATTATAAAGCTAATATAATGACTTGTCCGAATGGAACTGCACCGGTAAATATTGTAAATAATCCTGAACTTATTTGTGACCTCAAGTGTGAATATGGGTTTGCTTATCCTCTATCAGGTCTAAATATTACCAATAAAGAAACCTATTTGTCGCTAAAGACCGACAAAACAAATACTCCACCAGTAACATATAATACAAATAAATATGAAGTATCAGGCATGCGTTTATATCAACCATCGCTTCACAGTTATAACGGTAAAAAGGCCGAAGCCGAACTCATTATCATACATACAAACATATCTAGTCAAGGAAATTTATTAGTCTGTGTGCCAATTTTAGCAGGCAGTGGGTCTAATAATGGGGATAGTGTATCTATATTTGACACGATTATTTCTGAAGTGGCCAAAACGGCTAACTCCTCGGGTACTAAAACAACGGTGAATATTCCAAATTTTTCTATTGATAAACTTATACCCCGTAAACCGTATTATTCTTATAATGGTACTTTGCCTTATTCTCCTTGTAACGGTGATTATGATTATGTTGTCTTTAGTAAAGACAATGAGGCGTTTTTGTCAATGTCCACGAATGCATACGAGGCATTGCAAAAAATAATTACGGTGAATAATTCTACCACGGCTACTAATAAGAATGGTGTTTTTTTTAACAAGAATGGACCCAATTTAGCCAGTGCTGAAAAAGGTGATATTTATATGGAATGTTTACCGACGGGTAGTGATGGACCGGAAACATTTATACCCCTTGTGAAAAGTTCGGAGCAAACGTTTAACACGGAAACGATTACAAGTTTGCTTAAAAATAATTTCATTTTACAAATACTACTGGGAATATGTATTATATTGATACTTATCAAATTAGTACAATGGCTAATGCAAAGTTTAACGGGGCAAAGCGGGGGCATGCGAAGCGGGGGCGGACACATGCAAAGCGGGGGCGGAGGCATGCGAAGCGGGGGCGGAGGCATGCGAAGCGGGGGCATGCGAAGCGGACACATGCGATGCAAAACATAGCCTTCTTTTTACGAGCTACATGGTCATACATAAATTATTATTTTCGAAAATAATAGAATGGTTCTAACCACTCAAATTGTAATAAATTCATTACCCCTAAGGTAAATAGCGATATTTTTTCACCAAAACCCAGTTGCACACCCCCATAATTTACCGGCACAAATAAATAAAGTAATAATAAAGACATTAAAGTATCACTGATAATGTATATAATATGATTTTGTAGACGTTGTTTTTTTATAAACTCAGGATTTGTATACATAAATCTTTCATAAAGTTTTAAATGTATAGTAGATAATATATATATAATTTTAAAAAATATTACAATAAATAAGAATATTTTATAAATTTCCATTATATATATACTTTTGAAAAAACGTACTTTTGAGAAAAGTACAGCAAAACACAACCTTTTAAAAAAGGTTGAACCAAAACGTACTTTTGAGAAAAGTACAGCAAAACACGTACTTTTGAGAAAAGTACAGCAAAACACACCCAAAATAACCGATAAAATATTGTGTGTAGACACCTTTATCTATAACAGCGTAGCACTACTGATTTTTGGTCCAACCTTTTCCTAAAAGGTTGTTTCCTAAAAGGTTGGGTTGTGTTTTGGTTCAACCTTTTCCTAAAAGGTTGTTAGACAACCCCGTCATAATCAGTAGGCGCCGCATCATGTAAGCTATCTAAAATCGGTTTATAACTAGACCCGGTCGACGTGTCATTCTGAATAATCGGAGCCATGCGAGCTACTTCTTCTTCCTCTAAAGAATAAGGATAATCATTAAATTTACTAAAGTCCAATACTTTTTTGGCTTCTGAGGGCAAATAGTTAGTCATTGCAAAAGTACCACTGGCTTTACTGGCGCGGTCAATCATGGTATACGCGGCAACAAACGCTAAAACCCCTGCGACTTTATTAACGTTGAAAAATATGTTAATAGCCAAAACAAACAGTACTATTTTTCCATAAATGGTATCAACTGCTCGTGTCAACATCATGGGTAATTGCACGTCTAGAAGAATATAAATAATTAAAAGCACTGCAAGAATTAAATGTTCTTGTTTCTCCATTTTAATTTTCTGCAAAACTTGTTTCATTATGATATTAATATATATTTTTATTTGTATATAAAAGAATAAAAATAAAAATGAGCATATATTTTTATTTGTATAAAAAAGAATAAAAATAAAAATGAGCATATATTTTTATTTGTATAAAAAAGAATAAATTTAAAAAGAAAAGAATAAGAATAAAAATTGAACTAAATTATATTGAATGGGGTATTAAATATAAAATACGCATATGAATATGGCTGAAATTCAAGGTAATACATATCTCGGACCTAAAGGTTATACTATTTATAAAGAATGCCTCGAAGCAGATGATTTAAAAATCTTAAAAGAAGAATTAAACGTCCGGGCTTATGTGCCGACTGCCCCTGTTCAACCCCCCGGCTTTCCCGTCTATCGCGAAGCTCCCAAGAAAATATACCTCCCGCGTTATTATGGCATACAGAATTATGGTCCCCCCGAAGTCATAAAAATCCCCCAGGGTATCGATATTTCTCTCGAGTTTAAAGGTGACTTGCGGGATTATCAAAATAATATTATTGATATTTATCTAAAACATACGGATAAAACCTGGGGCGGAGGCGGATTGTTAGAAATCCCTTGCGGACGCGGGAAGACCGTGATTGCGTTGAAAATTATTGCTTTATTAAAAAAGAAAACGCTCGTTATCGTCCACAAGGGCTTTCTTTTAAATCAGTGGGTTGAGCGCATCGAACAATTTCTGCCTACAGCCAAAGTCGGCCGTATTCAAGGACAAATTGTGGACATTGAGGGAAAAGATATTGTCCTAGGTATGTTACAATCACTCTCGATGAAAGAATATCCCGAGGACCTCTTTGCACAATTTGGGCTAACTATCGTCGATGAGTGTCATCATATATCGTCTGAGGTGTTTAGTCGCTCTTTACAGAAAATCATTACTTTTTATACATTAGGCCTCAGTGCCACGATGCAACGGAAAGATGGTCTGTCGAAAGTATTTAAAATGTTTTTAGGGGAGATTGTGTATAAAGAAAAGAGAGAAGAAGAGGACCCCGTATTAGTCAAGGCGATTGAATTTAAATCTACAGACCCCGAATTTAACGAAATGTGTTTTGATTACCGCGGAAACCCGGCTTATAGTACGATGATTTCGAAGTTATGCGCGTTTAGCCATCGCAGTGAGTTTATCTTAAAAGTCGTCGAACACGAACTGCTGCAAAAATCGGGGCAACAGCTGATGATTTTGGCGCATAATAAGAATCTGCTTACTTATCTTTATAGTGCAATAGAACATCGGCATATTGCTACAGTTGGTTATTATGTCGGTGGTATGAAAGACCAAGATTTAAAGGCCAGTGAATCGTGTCAAGTGATTATTGCTACTTATGCGATGGCGGCGGAAGCTTTAGACATTAAAACCTTAACTAGCCTGCTTTTAGCAACGCCCAAAACCGATATTATTCAAGCCGTCGGGCGTATTCTCCGGGTTAAACATGAGCGACCGCTGGTGATTGATATTATTGATACGCACGAGGTGTTTATCAAGCAATGGCAGAAAAGACGCAAATATTATGCTAGTAATAAATATAAAATACTACATACAAATAGTCAATTGTATTTAGCAAATGTAATGGGGGCAAATGTAATGGGGGCAAATGTAATGGGGGCAAATGTAATGGGTCCAAATGTAATGGGTCCAAATATATGGAAAACTTTAACGGATAGCAGTGGTAAAAAAAGTAAGGAGACTAATCCACATAAAGACAGTCTAGCTACTAACGGGTTAGAAGATGTCTACGTCTCCACCGAAACATTAATGAAAGGTAAATGTTTAATTGATATTATGCATATTTAACTTCTTATAACTTTTCCACAATCGTTATAAGGTAAAAATGGCGGTGGACTGGCTAAAGCACTTTCATTCGCACTTAATGTGGACGTAAGGCCTTGGCCGAAGGAATAGGCTTTATTGCCGTACGGCTGGTCTTGCGAGGTGTCTCGCCCGGCAGTGTAATCACTCGCACTGCTCAACATACCGCCACGCATACGTTTACTACGCATATGTTTACTACGCATATGTTTACTACGCATATGTTTACTACGCATATGTTTACGACGCATAGTTCTACGCTTTTTTCTACCGCCGTGCATAGTGCTACACTTTTTGCTATGCTTATGCTGGCTACGCTTATGATGGCTACGCTTATGATGGCTACGCTTATGATTGCTACGCTTATGCTTTGTACGTTTCTGTCCCCCTCGTGTTTTTCTATTACACCCATATTGTATTTTCTTCCTGCGTGATTTACCACCTTTAAACGCAGCCGGAAATTGAGGAGCAAAATCATTACGAAATTTCGTATTATTATCATCATATTTATCTATAATGGAATAGGGGGCATTTGGACCGGCTACGGGACCCACCGGTACGTCCGTAAAAGAATAACCACTGCTCCCACCCACAAAAGGGGAAGAATATTTGGGTAAAGTCGCATCTACACCACTTTTCGTACCGTCACAGCCTACGCCTGCAATCTTCCCATAAGGACTCGCATAATTCTCTACCTGATAATTAAAATTAGCTGGTTCGGTGTTATAACTATGAAAAGAACCACTCATGTATATATATACACTTTAAAAAAATTATGTTTTGCTCAACCTTTTTCTAAAAGGTTGAACCAAAAGACAACCTTTTAGGAAAAGGTTGAACCAAAAGACAACCTTTTAGGAAAAGGTTGAACCAAAAGACAACCTTTTTCTAAAAGGTTGAACCAAAAGACAACCTTTTTCTAAAAGGTTGAACCAAAAGACAACCTTTTAGGAAAAGGTTGAACCAAAAGACAACCTTTTTCTAAAAGGTTGAACCAAAAGACAACCTTTTTCTAAAAGGTTGAACCAAAAGACAACCTTTTTCTAAAAGGTTGAACCAAAAGGTTGTTTTTTTTGGTTCAGTCTTCTCTACTTCGTTTGCACTTGACTTTTCCCAAAAGTACGGTTGGGTTTTGTTGTACTTTTCCCAAAAGTACGGTTGGGTTTTGTTGTACTTTTCCCAAAAGTACGGTTGGGTTTTGTTGTACTTTTCCCAAAAGTACGGTTGGGTTTTGTTGTACTTTTC